AATTTGTTGAGATAGTACATAGAGCATGTTTTTTATCAGAAAGAGATAATGTTCCATTTATTTCATTTGCAGATAATCCATCAAGAGAAAAAACAAAAATTGATGAGTTGTTTTCAAAGACAGCAGCAAATCAAGACCTTGCTCATTGTTATTTAATTCCAAATAGAGAAAAACAATGGTGGGCAGATAGACTTAAAGATTGTGGTTGGGATGTTGGTGACCTTTGGTATAATCACGTATTTATCAATCACCCAAGACCAAGATATACAACAAACAAAATGTATAGTAAGCAAGCGGAGGGATTCTCTTTATTGGATTTAACAGTTAAAACTTGGAGTTAATGATATACGATAATTTAAAAAAGAACAAAAATAATATAGTTGAGGTAAAAAATAAAGTGATAATTCATTTTGTTAAAGGACCGTATGTGGAAATAAAAGGAAGTACAAATTCAGAATATAAAGTTGAATTCATAGATAATAAAACAAATAAAATACATTACTCAACAACAATAAAAAATAATTGTTGGTGCAAGTGTAGTATAGAATATTGTGTAGAATGGAAAATAAAAATTTATGAAAATGATAAATTATGGTACGAATACATTTATAATGCAAAAGGTAAGCGTGTTTATATAGCAATGGATTCAAAAGCTTTAGGAGATTCTTTAGCTTGGGTTGCATATGTTGAAGAATTTAGAAAAAAGCATCAATGCGAAATAATAGCTTCAACATTTATGAATGATATGTTTATAGAACAATATCCTAACATAACATTTACAACTCCGGGAATGGCAGTTGAAAACTTATATGCTATGTATTGTGTTGGATTATTTTACAATGATGATAGTTCTGTAAATTTATTTAAAAATCCAATAGACCCTAAAACACAAACAATGCAAAAAATGTGTTCGGATATATTAGGATTGGATTTTGTAGAAGTTAGAACAAAAATAAAAAAGAGAAATGTAAAAATAGACCCAACTCTTAAACAAGTTTGTATTGGTGTATTTGGTACGGCACAATCTAAATTTTGGAATAACCCAACTGGATGGCAAGATGTTGTAGATTGGTTAAACAATAAAGGTTATACAGTAAAATTAGTATCTAAAGAAGGTGATGATTATATGGGAAATAAATTACCAAACGGAGTTATAAAGCATCCAAATGGACCTTTAGAATTAGTAATGGATGAAATGCTAAAATCAAAAGCATTTATTGGTATAGGTAGTGGACTGAGCTGGTTAAGTTGGAGTTTAAATGTTCCAACTGTATTGATTAGTGGATTCTCATATGATTGGGCTGAAATGACAGATTGTTATAGAATTTCTGCACCAAAGGGTAAATGTGAAGGATGCTTTAACAGATTAAGATTGAATGCTAGTGATTGGAATTGGTGTCCTGACCACAAAGGTACTGAAAGACAATTTGAATGTACGAAATCAATAACATCTGAAATGGTAATAAAAGAATTAGAAAAATTCTTATAAAAATAAAAAAACAATATACTTATATATATAAACAATAAAAAACAAATTTTATGGCAGAGTTAGACAAAATTCCACAAAAGCAACAAATAGAGATTGCTACAGTTAAATTAGATACAGATATTATTGAAACAATCAGTGATTATCAATCAAAATCTAATTTATTAATTAATGATTTTGGAAGTATTTACATCAGAAAAAAAGAAATTCAAGACGAATTGGTTAGATTAGATGAAATTTTAGAAAAAGCTGAAGATGATTTTAAATCTATTCAATTTCAACTAAAAGAAGTAATTGAAGGACTAGATGATAAATACCCACAAGGTAGAATTAATTTACAAGATGGTACAATTCAATACCAACCAGGTGCACCAACTAGAAAGCAACAACAAGCTGAACAACAAGCTCAGCAACAACAACAATCTTCTGGAAACGGAATGAAAGTAGTAAAAGAATAATCTCATATATTTATATGATATAAGGTATCGTATAATGAACGGATTATCAAACTTTTTAGTAGAATCAATATTATTGGAAGCGGACTCCATAAACAAAGTAATTGTTGTTTATTCGGGCCGCTTTCAACCTTTTCATAAGGGCCATTATGCAACCTATGATAATTTAGTACGCAAATTCGGTAAGGATAGTGTATATATCGGAACTTCTAATGTTACCGATTCAAAGAAATCTCCATTTAATTTTAAAGAGAAGAAAGCAATAATGACAACTATGTTTGGTATCCCATCAAACAAAATTGCCAATATTAAAAATCCATATGCACCTGAAGAAATTCTAAATAAATACAATGAAGATACAACTGGTTTAATAGTTGTAGTTGGTGAGAAAGATGAAAATCGTTTAAGTGGTAAATACTTTACTCCATATAAAGGTAAGGTAACTCAACCTTATTTAGATAGAGGATATGTGTATGCATCACCTGCTACGGCAAATCCTATTAGTGGTACTGATGTTCGTTATTGGTTAAGTGCTGGAAGCGCTGCCGATAGAAAGAAAAACTTTACAAAAGCATATCCAAAATTTGATGACCAAATATTCAAATTAATTACTCTTAAATTAAAGAGTTTAAAAGAATGTATTAATGAAGAAATTACTTTAAATGTAAAAGTTGGTGATACTCTATTAATGGGTAAATTCAAAAACAAAAAAGTAGTTGTTAAAAATATTGGTAAGGATGATTGGGGAATGCCAACAATCAATGGTAAAAAAGCAGTAACATTCAGAATACCAAAGAAAGATGATTTAAAAGAAATGGGACTTGGTGGTGGAGCTGGTATTGGTTTAAGTTTACCTGGTGGATATATTAATGGAGCACCTGATACTAAAGATGTTAAGAAATTAAAATCTAAATTGGATGGTGATGATAGTGATGAATATACTAAAGTAAAAGAAGTAACTACTGTAAAAAATCACATACCTGTTGATTCTGGTGGGGCAGATGATGATTTTAACAAACATCATAAAGGTGGAATGTACACACCTGATTGGGGTTATGAAGCAGAATTGGATACAATTGATTTTGATGATGATAGAGAAAAAAAACCTGGTCATCAAGCCGATACTAAAGATACACAAAATAAAGGATATGAGCCTGTTAAAGAAATGAATGATAAAATTCCTGGTGGTTTGGCAAATGGTAAAACTTTAATTGATTTGGCTAATAAGTGGGATTCTAAAGGATATTATGACCCAAAACAATTTGCAGAAGAATATATCAAACCTCAATTGGTAAAAGGTATTAAAATTGAAATGGAGCATACATCTGATATTAGATATGCAACTGAAATAGCTATGGACCATTTATGGGAAGATTTAAAATACTATGATAAGTTAGCTAAAATTGAAACCCCAATAAAAGAATCATTATTATTAGAAGGTGGAGCTTACGGACATATGGCACATCCATTTGATATTGAAATGGGTTTAACATTTGGTGACCTTAAACAAATAGTAGTAAGAGCCCTTAATGGTGATTTGGAATTAGCAAGAGAAAAAACCGATGGACAGGCATTAGCAATTAGTTGGGTAAATGGTAGATTAGTTGCAGCTCGTAACAAATCTCACTTAAAAGATAAAGGAGTTGGTGCTATGACAATAGGACAGGTAGCAGATAAGTTTGCTGGTAGAGGTGGATTAACTGATGCTTATAACTTTGCTATGCAAGATTTATCAAAAGCAATTGCAGCATTATCCGAACCTCAACGTAAGAAGGTTTTTAAGGATGGTAGTTCGTTTATGAACTTGGAAGTAATATATCCAACGTCTGTAAACGTAATCCCTTATAATCAACCCCTATTAGTATTTCATGGTACTTTTGATTATGATATGGCTGGTACTATAATTGGACAAAATCAAGATGCAGCAAAAGTATTAGGTGGAATGATTAAGCAAGTAAACGCACATGTTCAAGCTAAATACACAATACAGGGACCTCCAATGCAAACACTCCCTAAAACCGAACATCTTTCTAAATTACAAGGAAAGTATTTGGGAATGATTTCTAAACTACAATCTGAATTTGGGTTAGCTGACTCGGATGGTGTAGCAGATTATCATCAGGCTTGGTGGACAAATTTTGTAGAAAAGGGAGCAAAGAAATTGGATGCACAACAAAAGATAGGATTAATTAAAAGATGGGCTTTTTTAGATAAAAGTTTTCGTATAGGAGATATAAAGGATGACAAGATAAGAGCTTGGGCCGAACAAACGGATAAACAAGACCAACAAAAGATATCAAAACAAAACTTAATGAGATTTGAGGAGATATTCTTAGGCGTTGGTGCAGATGTATTATCATTTATGACATCAGTATTAACTGCAAATCCTGCAGAAGCTACAAAACAAATGAAAGCAAAATTACAAAGTACAATATCTCAAGTAAAAGCAAGTGGTGACCCTAAAAAGATTGCAAAACTTAAATTAGAATTAAGTAGGATGCAAGCTTTGGGTGGATTTGATAAAATCGTACCAAATGAGGGATTGGTATTCGTATATGGTGGAAACACTTACAAACTAACAGGTGCATTCGCACCGCTTAATCAGATTTTAGGCATATTTTTTGATTCTTAATCGTTTTCTTGATTTTGATATACTTATATATACAAATATATCGTATATAGTATGGCAAAGGAATTCAATAAAAAGTTTATGCATCCAACTCGTAGAAAGTTGGTTGATATGGTTTTGACGGGTGGAGAATATCAAAAGGAAACACAAATTTCATTCTCCGGAGCAGATAAAAAAAAGATAAAAAGAGAAGTTGGTGATAGGTGGACTGATGATAATGGTAAATCTTATGAACAATTAGAAGCTGGTAAAATAGAAACATCTGAATTGGGTGATACTATGGCTGAAGTGAGAGCTTATTTAGATAAGTTAAATACTTGTAAATCTGATAATTGTAAAACAATAAAAGTAGGTAGAGTTGATAAAAAGTTAATATCTAAAACTGGATATTGTTTACATTGTCTTACAATAAGAGAATCTCAAATTAAAGTAGATGGATTGTGGGAAGCATACGAAGATTATAAAATATTTTCTAATATGATTGGATATGGTAATGATGTATTATCTCAATTCAAACAAGCATATAGAGATGCAAAGCAAACTTATGAAGTAGTTCAAGAAGATGGTAAAATTGAAACTTGGAGTATGGAAAGAGATGTAGAAGAACTTAAAGCAGAAATTCTTATAGAGATTGTTAAGTTTGAAGGTGAGATTGAACAAGCTACCAAATTAAGAAATGAGGCTTACGATAAATTAAAAGATAAAAATTACGATTTAGTAAGACCTCTTAAAGATTAATATGAGTACTGGTATAACACAAAAGAAATCTTTAAAAGAGATTATTGCAGAAGAATACAAAAAATGTGCGGTAGACCCAATACATTTTATGAAGAAGTATTGTATGATTCAGCATCCTGTTAGAGGTAAGATACCATTTCAATTATTTCCATTTCAGGAAAAGACTTTAACACAATTTAAAGATAATAGATTTAACGTAGTTCTAAAATCACGTCAAACTGGTATCTCAACACTTTGTGCTGGGTTCTCACTTTGGAAAATGATATTCAATACGGATTTTAATGTGTTGGTAATTGCAACAAAGCAAGAAGTAGCAAAGAACTTAGTAACAAAGGTAAGAGTAATGCATGATTTGCTTCCAACATGGCTTAAAGGTGGGTCTATGGAAGATAATAAACTTTCCCTTCGTTTGCAAAATGGTTCTCAAATTAAGGCTATTGCTTCTTCTCCTGATGCAGGACGTTCGGAAGCATTATCACTTCTTATATTTGATGAGGCAGCTTTCATTGATGATATTGATGAGATTTGGGTATCAGCACAATCTACCCTTTCAACGGGTGGTAGTTGTATTGCACTATCTACTCCTAATGGTGTGGGTAATTGGTTTCATCAAACTTGGATTGGAGCAGAAGAAAGTACAAATCCATTTAATACAATCAGATTACATTGGACAGTACATCCTGAAAGAGACAAAAAATGGAGAGATGAACAAGAAAAATTATTAGGTGCAAAAAAAGCAGCACAAGAGTGTGATTGTGATTTTGTATCTTCTGGAGAAACTGTAATTGAACCTGAATTATTAATGTTTTATAAAGAAACATATGTAATACCACCAATTGAGAAAGGTGGATTTGATGGAAACCTTTGGAAATGGGAACATGCTGATTATTCTAAATCATATATGGTAGTGGCCGATGTAGCTAGAGGAGATGGCGGTGATTATTCTACTTGCCACGTAATTGATATTGTGAATTCAGTACAGGTTGCAGAATATAGAGGTAAGGTGGACACTAAAGATTTTGGAAATTTCTTAGTAGCACTTTCAACTGAATATAATGATGCTTTACTTGTAATAGAGAACGCAAATATTGGTTGGGCAACAATTCAGCAAGTAATTGATAGAGGATATAAAAACTTATTCTATATGAGTAAGGATTTAAAATACATTGATATACAACATCAAATGACAAATAGATATAGAAGTGAAGAAAAGGGATTAGTAGCTGGGTTTTCAACCACTTCTAAGACTAGACCTTTAATCATATCTAAATTAACTGATTACTTTAGAGAGAAATCAATTATAATTCGTTCATCTCGTTTAATAGAGGAGTTATTTACATTTATTTATATGAATGGTAGAGCTGAAGCAATGAAGGGTTATAATGATGACTTAGTTATGGCTATATCAATTGGATTATGGGTTAGAGATACTGCACTTCGTTTAAGACAAGAGGGTATTGATTTAACCAAACAAGCGGTAAGTGGTATCACATCAAACACATCTCAAGGGATTTATGGTGGTAATGATACAATGAATGATAACCCTTGGAAAATGAGAGTTGGGGATGATTTTGAAGATTTATCCCAATGGTTGTAGTGTTTTGATATTTTACGATATTTATGTTATATAATGTCAAAATAGAAAACTGATAAAATAAATTATGGCAGAACAAGAATTAGATGATAGTAAAAGTTTTTTTGGTAGACTAAAGAAATTATTTTCAACAAATGCTATTGTTACCGTTGACAAAGATGGTAAGCGTAGAGTTGTTGATACGGATGAGAAGCAAATGAGTACAAACTTTGTAAATCTTAGAGATAGATATACAAAATTACAAAGGTCATATTATGAAACCAATCAGGGTGCACAATCAATGGCATACCATCAGGTTCGTAGAGAATTATTTAGAGATTATGATGCTATGGATAATGACCCAATTATAGCATCTGCATTGGATATATATTCGGATGAATCCACAACAAAGAATGAGTATGGTGATATATTACAAATTAAATCATCAAACGAAAATGTAAGTGCAATACTACATAACCTATTTTATGATATTATAAACATAGAATTTAATCTTTGGCCTTGGACTAGAAACTTAGTAAAGTACGGAGATTTCTTTTTAGCATTAGAAATGGCAGAAGGTAAGGGTATTATTAATGTAACTCCATACTCTGTATATAATACGGAAAGATTGGAAGGTACTGACCCAATGAATCAAAATTATGTTAAGTTTAAAGTTGAATTAGATAGATTTGGTAAAAAGGAATATGAGAACTATGAAATAGCTCACTTCCGTTTACTATCAGATACAAACTTTCTACCATATGGTAAGGCTATGATTGAAAACGGCCGTAGAGTTTGGAAACAATTACAATTAATGGAAGATGCGATGTTAATCCATCGTATTATGAGAGCTCCTGAAAAAAGAATATTCAAAATTGATATTGGTAATATTAATCCTAATGAAGTAGATAACTACATGCAAAAGATTATTAACAAAATGAAGAAAACTCCATTTGTTGATAAAAATACAGGTGATTACAATTTAAAATACAATATCCAAAACCTTACGGAAGATTTCTTCTTACCTGTTAGGGGTGGGGATAGTGGTACTTCAATTGACAACTTGTCTGGATTGGAATATACGGCAATAGAGGATATTGATTACTTAAAAGCTAAATTATTTGCAGCACTTAAAATACCTAAAGCATTTTTAGGATATGAAGAAGATGTAAATGGTAAAGCAACTTTAGCAGCACAAGATGTTCGTTTTGCTAGAACTATTGAAAGAATTCAAAGAACAATCGTTAGTGAATTATATAAGATTGCAATAGTTCACTTAGCTGGACAAGGTATTGATGATTCGGAAATGACAAATTTCCAACTTACTTTAACAAACGCTTCTACAATATATGAGCAAGAGAAAGTAAATCTTTGGAGTGAGAAGGTTAGATTGGCAACTGATATGAAAGGATTAAATATGTTATCTACTGATTGGGTTTACCATAATGTGTTTGGTATGAGTGAAGATGAGATGGATATAGAGAGAGCTAAATTAGTTTTAGACCTTAAAGACCGTTTCAGATATAATTCAATTGAACAGCAAGGACAAGACCCAGCAAATCCACCTCAACAACAAAATGTAGAGGAGGAGATTGAAAAAATGAAGCAGGAGATTGTTGATAATAAAGGTGGTAGACCAAGAGAGGGAAATACTTACGGAAAGGATAAGCATCCATATGGTAGAGACCCATTGGGTAACAAAGAAAATGAGAAAGAGAGAAAGAGAGAAACTCGTACAAATGAATCAAATAAGAAAATAGCACAAGAATATATAAACGGAATTTCGGCAAAAAAGAAGATTTTAAGTGAAAAAACTGAAAAAACTGACCTTTTAGATGAAAATAATCTGTTAGATGACAGTAAATTTTAATAAACATTAAAAAGTTTATATTTATATGTGTTAGTTTATGTACATAGGTTAAATTATAGGGTAATTAAATGAAAAAAATAAAACATTCCAAAGTTAAGAACACTGGAGTGTTATTTGAATTATTAGTAAGACAAATAACATTGGAGGTTCTTAATGGAGATAAGACTGAGAACGCAAAACATATAGTAAAGGAATTCTTTGCCGCAGGTACGGAATTAAATAAAGAATTACGTCTTTATGATTTACTATTAAAAGAAAAATACAATTCAGAATCAAAAGCTGAAATGTTCGTTGAGACTGTATCACAGGCTCATTCTAAATTAAATGTTGTAAAGCTATCTAAAGAAAAATACAATCTTATTAAAGAAATTAATTCAAAATTTGAATTAGAGCAATTTTTAACATCTCCTATAACTAATTATAAAGTATTAGCATCAATATATAAAGTGTTTGAATCTAAGAAATCTGAAAACTATGATATTAAAGATGTATTCAATTCTAAGATTACATTAATTGAAAATATTATCTCAAGACCAACTGCAAACAAAGTTGAACCTACTTCTGATAGTACAAAACTAATAGAAACCTACAAAAAACAGGATAAAGACCTACGATTACTAACCTATAAGATTCTTGTTGAAACTTTCAATAAAAAATATACAAATTTAGATGAAAAGCAAAAGGGCTTGTTAAAAGAGTATATCAATAACATGTCTAATACATCTAAATTTAAAGATTATTTGGCAGTAGAACTTCCACAAATTGTGAAAGAACTAAAAGCAATTAAATCTAAAATATCAGATAAAGTAACTACAATTAAATTGTCAGAAACTATTTCTGTTTTAGAAAAAATGAAAATTGGTAAAACTGTATCTGATAATAATGTTTCATCTATAATGCTTTCTTATGAGTTAATCAAAGAATTAAAATCAAAGGTAAATGTCAAATAGACTAAAAGAAATAATCAGAGGTATAGTTAAAGAAATCCAATCTGAAAAAGAATTGGAGGAAATGACTGGAACTGGTGCAGTTGCTGGATATGATACTCCAAACGCATTTGCTAAACCTGGTCAAACTGCAAAGAAAAACAAAAGATTAGCTAACGTAACTGGTGGTGACGTTGTTGATGATTTAGAAGAAGCAAAGGATTGGTTGAAAAACGATGTTCCTGCTAATTCTAAAAAACCATTAGCAATAAAACCAACTGCAACTGATTGTAGTGATTCTGGTGAAATTGCTGATAAGAGTGGTATGATATTAGCAAAGGATGATGACGAGGCTAGTTTAAATGAAAATCGTTGGTTAGAAATTAAAAACGGAGATGGTTCACCTAAAGCTAAAATGAGTAGAGGTGTGACATCTATCAAACAACAATTAGGTGAGGTAGAGAAATTTGTTAACTGGTATTCTAAGATAAAGAACGAGAATGGAGTTAAGAGAGGAGATTACTATAAAAGAACAAATAAGAGTTTACATAAGATAAAAGAAAGGTTAATGAATCTTTCAGAAAAAATAAGAACATTATAATATGAACACATCAATTACAAAATCAAGACTAAAAGAATTAGTTAAAGAAGTATTGGTAGAAGAAAACGAATATCAAGCGTTTTTTGCTAAAGCATTAGAAAAAGCTGGAAAATCTATCCCATCTATGAGTGATGAAGAAAAGAAAGCATTTTTTAATAAAGTAGATACTGCTTGGAATGGTAAGGGTGATAAGAATGAAGCATTAGTTGGTGGACAGAAAAAATTAGATGTTGATAAGGATGGTGATATTGAGGGAGATGATTTAGCAGATTTAAGAGCTAGTAAAAATGAAGCAAGAGATGCTGATGGTAATGAATTTCCTGAACTAGATGATTTTAAAGCAGCTATCAAAAAAATGATTCAAAATAATGATGTTGAAAAACTTTTAAAAAATAAAGTTGTTTCATATTTACAAAAAGAAAAAAGATTTGATGGCGCCGGTAATACAAATAGTATGAGATTATACGATAAAGTAATAAATGATTTACTTAAACACTAAGAATATATAATGAAAGGACTTTTAATAGAAACAAAATTATTTGAGGGAAAGGTACAAGAAGATGAAGGTGGAAGAACCATTGTTAAAGGTATTCTACAAAGAGCTGGTGCTGAGAATCAAAACGGAAGAATTTATCCGAAAGAAATCTTAATGAGAGAAGCTAAGAAGTATGAACAATTCATCAAAGAGCGTAGAGCATTAGGTGAATTAGACCATCCGGATTCTACTGTAATCAACTTAAAGAATGTTTCTCATAATATTAGAGAGATTCATTGGGACGGTGATGATTTAGTTGGAACTGTTGAAGTTCTATCTACTCCATCTGGTAATATCTTAAAAGAATTATTGAAGGCTGGTATTCTATTAGGTATCTCATCAAGAGGTATGGGTTCTACTCGTAACTTATCTGGAAACAAAGTAGAGGTACAAGAAGATTTTGAATTGATTGGTTGGGATTTCGTATCTAACCCATCTACACATGGTGCATTTATGGTACCTGTAAACGAATCGGTTAATAGAGGTTTACAACAAATCGGAACTGATGTTTGCGGAGAATTCTGTAAAGCACAAGACTTAATGAGAGAAATAATAACTGAAATAGCATAAGAATGGCAAAGAATTTTGATATATACGATTTCGTACACAACAATAAGATAACCTTAAAAGTTGATGGCAATAAAGGAACAACTGTAGCGAAAGCATACAATGATATCCGTAAAACTAACTTGAAAGAAGTAAAGATAGTAAATGGTAAATTCAGTATAGCTGAAAGTTTAGAAGATGGTGACAGAAAATTATCTCCGGAAGTTAAAAAACACTTCTTAGAGATTATTTCTACTTACAATACTTTTCAAGACCAAATGAGAAGACAATCTGATTTGACTGAAGTTGCAAATACTTTAGGTGCTATTGTTGAGGCTGCAAAGGAAATGACATTAAGAGAAAGTGGTGACTGGTTTGATAATGTGACTGTAAAAAGAAATATGACTGAATTAGACAAATTAGGTAAATCATTTGATAAGTTCGCTGTTGAAGCAAAATCAATGGATGAAAGATTGCATTCTTTATATGAAGATATGGGTCACATCTTAAATCGTTATTATGAAATCGCTGATATCCCTGTGGATACAATGAAAGAAAGATTAGGTAAAAAGAAATAATTATGATTCGTTTAGGTGGTTTAGTATCTCAAAAAGCATTTGGTAAATTTGAAATGGGTAAAGTAATTTCTAATCCATTTGCAAACGCATTCATTAAAGAAGGGGAAGGTGAAGACCATGAAGTTTCTATGGCAAATAATTCATTAGATACCATTATTAAGATGGCAACTGAATTGAAAGCTAAAATGGGTGAGGATGAAAAAGATATTCCTGCTTGGATTCAAGACCATATTACAAACGCTGAGAACTTCATTTCACAGGCATCATCTAACTATCACGAATACGGAACAAACGAATCGGTAAATGAAGGAGTGGGTAAAGAAGCAATGGGAATTGCTGGATTTACTGGTACTCGTGGAATTGCAGTACAAAAATTTATAGATGATTTCAATTTGAACGCTAAAAAGCTTTTTAACTTTATATCTAAAGGAAAGTTAAAAGATAGAATGGATTTCGCAACAGCAATAAGTGGAAAATCTGGTAACAAATATCAGGGTAACTTTGTAGGTATGTTTGGAGAAGGTACTATAAACGAAGATTCCGAAACAAAGAGATTGGAAATGTTGATTAAAAATTTGGAAGAAACTATTAAACTATTAGTACAACAACTTAAAGATAATAAAAGTTTACCAAGCAACAAAAAAGAAAATATTAAAAAATCAATAGCACTGAACTTAGATTTAATTAACTATTATAAAAAATGGTTAAAAGATTACCAAGCAGCTGCAAACGAATCATTGGTAAAAGAAGATGGCCCTTGTTGGAAAGGATATAAGCAAGTTGGTATGAAAGATAAAGGTGGTAAGCAAGTTCCAAATTGTGTACCTAACGAATCAGTAGTAAAAGAAGATATTCCTACAAAAGAAGTTTCTCCTGCTGAAAAAGCAAAAAATATAAATAATAGAATTAAAGTACTAAGAGCTCAAATAGGTGCACAAAAAGATCCTGTTAAAAGAGCTAAAATACAATCTACTTTAAGAAATGCAATGCAAACCCTATCTAAAAATAGAGGTGGTTCTAATAAATAAATTCTAAAGAAAAGTATAGTTTTTTTACGTTTTGTAAAATTTTATATATTTATTCTTAATAATAACCTATTAATTTAGGTTTTTCTATTGGTAAATGAATACTCTCGTTCTATGAGAAGTGACCAAAACGCCAATCAAAAACATACATTGAAGTCCACAAATTTAATGACTTCAGAAATCCGATAAATAAGGAAAACAAATGGCAAGTTCAAAATTGTTGAAAGAAGCAATTGCTGATGCTAAAGCTGTACGTGAAACTGCTATCGCTAACGCTAAAATCGCATTAGAAGAAGCATTTACTCCTCGTTTACAATCTATCCTATCTCAAAAATTACAAGCCGAAATGGAAGGTGATGAAGAAGATACAGAAGATGCAGTAAATGAAGATAATGATACTTCAAGTGAGATTGGAAGTGGAGCAGATAACAAAATGCCTACAGACAAAGTAAACTCAGCACAAACTGACCTAAGTGGAATCTCTAAACAATCTGGTGAGCCAGGTAGTGAAGGTGAAGAAACTAAAGTTAAAGACCTAACCGAAGGTGAAGATGAAGAAGATGCAAACCAAAATGGTGTAGCTGATGATTCTGAAATCGCAGGCGAAGAGCGTGGCGATAGACAAGCATTCGAAGGTGATGACGAAATGGCTCCTGAAGCTGACGAAGATGAATTAGATTTAGAATCTATCATCCGTGAGTTAGAAGCACAAATCGCAGGTGAAGAAAGTGAGGAAGAAATTCCTGCTGAAGCACCAGCTATGGAAGGTGAAGAAGCACCGGTTGAAGAACCAGTAGCAGCTGAACCAACTGAAGCACCAGCAGTAGAGGGTGAAGACCCAGCTATGGCTGATGATGAAATCGATCTTGATGAAATATTAAGAGAGATGGGATACGGAGAAGATGAAGCTGAAGAAGAAAAAGCTGATGATGCAACTGAAATGAAAGCTGAAGTAGCAAACCTACAAGCTGAATTAGAAGAAGCATTAGCAGTAATCAAATCTTTGAAAGGTACAATCAACGAAGTAAACCTTTTAAACGCTAAATTACTTTACACAAACAAATTGTTCAGAAGTTATAACCTAACTAACGAACAAAAAGTTAAAGTTGTAGAAAATTTAGACAGAACTTCTAACGTAAGAGAAGTTAAATTAGTTTACGCAACACTTTCTGAATCAATGAAATTCACAGGAACTGAAAGAAAAGTAGCTCAAGTTAAAAAGAACATTACCGAAGGTATTGCTTCTAAGGCTCAAGCTTCAACAGCTCCTAAAAAAGAAATCATCGCAGAAAGTAATGAATTAGCAAATCGCTTTAAGCAATTAGCTGGTATCATAAAATAAAAAACCCATAAAAAAAATAAATAAAAATGGCAAATTTTGATTTAAGCAAACTTATGGAAGGCAAGAACCCACAAGCAGTAATGTTGGCTGAAACACGTCAATTGAAAAGCAAATGGGAGAAAACAGGTCTTCTAGAAGGTATGAAAGAGAGAGACCAACACTCTATGGCAGTTCTATTAGAGAACCAAGCTAAGCAATTGTTGGATGAGGCAACTCAAACAGGTACATCATCAGGATCAGAAGAATGGTCTGGTGTTGCTTTACCTTTAGTAAGAAGAATCTTCGGAGAAATCGCATCTAAGGAATTCGTAAGTGTACAACCTATGAACTTACCTTCAGGTCTTATTTTCTTCTTAGACTTCAAATATGGTTCAACTCAAGGTGGACTACAAAATGGTGTAAACCAATTCGCTGGTAAATCACTTTTCGGTGGTACTAACGCAACTGGTTCAGCATCTAACTTTGGTAGAACTGATGCAGCAACTGGTGGTCTTTATGGTGAAGGCCGTTATGGTTATTCAGTAAATGACGCTAAAGTAACTGTAGTAGCATCTAACATCACTTCAGCATCTGCAACATGGGCTGATGTAGGATTTGATTCAGCATTATCTGCTTCTGCAGCAGCTAATAAAATTGTTAAATTAACAATCGCTAAATCTAACATCTCTGCAACAGCTGATACTGAAGCTGTAAGAAGCTTTATAGCTATTAACAATTCAACTACTACTGCATTTAACACAACTAACTCTACTATTGGTCAGTTCAACTACACATCTGGTACTAACGTTGTATTATTTGTTTCAGCTTCTTCATTAGCATTAGCTGGTGGACCAACTGAAGTAACTTATTCTGAAGTTCCTGTAGCTTATGATAGAGGTGATTTTGAAGATTCAACTCCAAACTCTGCTGGTAACACAACAACTGCATTAGATATTCCTGAAATTGATCTTGAATTGAAATCAGAGGCTATCGTTGCTAAGACTCGTAAGTTGAAAGCAGTATGGACTCCTGAATTAGCACAAGATTTGAATGCATATCATTCAATCGATGCTGAAGCTGAATTAACTTCTATGTTATCTGATTATATCTCTTTAGAGATTGATTTAGAAATCTTAGATATGTTAAAATCAAACGCTTTGACTACTGAATACTGGTCTACAACT